AGCGAGTAGCAATACAACCTTCGGTAGAGTAAGCGTTAACAAATTCAAAATTATCTTCGTCTTGCCCAATAAGCCTCTCAATACTATCTTCCGTAAATATTGCTAAACTTTCCTGCTGTTCCATCATCCCAGTTATTTTCTGCCTCGCTCCAGTATAAATTACCCAGTCCACTGGAAAATATTCCACATCAGCGATATGAGAAATATAGAAAGCATCCCCATCAGCCAACATTAATCTTGACCTTCTTTTACATATAAGCTGTGGAGTAGCAGGTGGTGGATAATGGTCATCATGTAAAATAGTTCCCATACTTATTTCTACATCAGACTTAGTAGAAGTATAGGTAGTAGAGGTGTTATTATTCACTTCACCATCAAAGTAAAAAGTAGAACCGTTTACGGTAGTTCTATATATTCGTCTTTTAACAACTTTAGCATCAGTAGATTTCGGTATATTAATAATTAAACCATCGTTAGGGTCTGCTTGAGCTACCATAGCGCTTGAAGAGGGAGAGCCATTGCTTTCATAACCATCTACATCTACATAGGTTACTTTAAAATAATAATTCCCAGGAGTTAATTCTCCATTGGCAGTAGAAATAAAAGTTGGGGCAGGAGGTGGTTCTATCCCCACTTTATAAAAATTAGTTCCATTATATTTATATACTCCATCAGCACCATTAACGATATAACAAGTATTGTAGAAGTTAGCAAAATGAGTATTTTTATCAGCAGTTAAAGTAGTTGATATTGCTGTCCCATTGTGGGGAAAAGACTCGGCTAATTTATAAATCTTATTGTTACAGGCTACTAAAAATTCTTTGCCACTATCTTTATAATATCTGTGCATACCAACTATTTTGTGAGAAGCATCTAAAAGAGTAGAATTGTATTTCTGGTATCCTTTTCTTTTGGTTAATTGCCCATATTCATTGAATGATAAATTGTGCAAACTATTTGGTTTTCGAGGTAAAGAAACTAATTTTGCTTCCGAGGGTGATAAGTTGTCCAAAATTCGATATATTTTCTTAGCCACTATCTTCTCCCCACTCTACTACGATAGCTGGGAACAATTAATGCCCCCTGATTTTTGTTCCCAGCTAACAATGACTGAGTATTAAAAACATTCATTTCATAGCGAGCCATCATTTCTTGATATTTAGCAATTTCATTCTTTTTATACCAGCACATAGCTACGGCATAATCTCTTAAACATTTCCGCAGAGCAATAACTCTATAATCACCACTTAATGGTTCTACAATATCAGAACCCATAGCTGGAGCTCTTTCAATTCCATAATAAGCAACTTTGTCTCCTACAGAGGGCTTGGGATAAAATCCAATATAATCAGCTCTAAAATAAAAGTGGGTAGGGGTACCTTCCCTGTTCCGCCAATCCCCTACCCACTCGTCAAGGTGCCTTAGCGAGGTTTGTATAAGAGGTTTATCATTATAAAGTATCCCACCCTCGTCTAAGGCGATGAAATCTGAATTTAATCTTATTTCTCTTTCGTTTACAATGTCGTCAGCAGTTAATTCTTTGTAGTAATAAGAAGATAAACATTTAGTTTTGAAAGAGAAATCCTCTGCTGCCTCATTTATCCACCTCTTTATTTCCTCGTCTTTCCAGAAAGCCTCTGTTCTCTCATTTATTAAGCTTCTTACATCAGCTACTATTTCACTTATGTTTGCTAACATAATGTTCTGTCCTTTGGGGGTCTTCCTCTTCCCCGCTTATTTTCATCACCATCTTCATTCTCTATTGCTAATATCTGCAATATCAAATCTAATTTCATATCAATTTTTTGAATAGCCTCTACAAATTCACTTCTATCAATAGGTATCATAGCCGTCTCCTATATAATTTCGTAATAAACAATATAATCTCCTTCGGCCGCAGAAAGTGCAGCATAAATACCATTAAAACATCTCACGGGACGAGAAAGAACCTGTCCACCCATAGTTAAAGTATCAGATGATTTTTCGTAGCCAACTTCTACTTTCCCAGTAGTAGTAGAATTGTTGCTATCATAAATAGTTAAAAGAGGAGTTTTGCCACTATCGGCAACTAATTTACAGCCCCAGTAATTGCAGGGAACATTACAAATAACTGCAGAAGTGCCTTTTAATCCAGAAGATTGTATCATTTCTTTTTACCTCTTTTCTTCTTTCTACCAGCAGCTGCCATTCGCTGAAATTCTTCTTTCCCATACTTTTTGCGTCCGATGGCTGCTGCGGTCGCTGCAGGATTGCTAACATTGCCTTTCTTAGCAAGAGCAGCTTCTAATGCTTTAAACCTTCCTCCTTCACCCGGGGGTGGAGGAGTACCCTTAGGTTCATAGCTCTCGCCTTTACGAGCTTTAGCTTTTTTAGAAGTTCGCTTAACATATTTGTAAGCCAATTATCTCGCCTTCTTCTTTTTATTTACTTTTTCAGGTAATTTCTTACCTTTACTCGCCTTATCCCATTCTTCCACTACTTTCTTACTGATTTTACCTTTCTTTAGCGCTGCATGAAAATATCTTCTTTGAGCTTCAGACTTATATGGCATAAGTCACCTCTTAAAAGAAAATGCGCTGATAGGCTCAGCGCTAAGCCTTAAAGATTAAGCAAATTGAATTTTGGGGCTGGTAGCAATTCTCCCATTAGCTAAAATAATGTTTAAGTAAAAACCGCTTGTACCAGTATCGGTAAATTTCACATCAATATCGCCATCGTTTTCAGATGCCAACAAATATACGGTTTTAGTTAACAATACCGCCAATGACCCATCTGTACCTATACTTGCATCACTACTGCACCCAGAAGCAGCTATATTTAATCCTGAAGCATCGGAAGATATATAAGCAATTACAGCAGCTGGGTTAGCTAAATCGTTCCCTAAATAATCAGTAAGTTGAATATTAACAGTAATGGCATTACTTGATTCAGCTCCAACCGTAAATGTAGCACCATAGGGGGCACCGTCTTGCCATTTAAGAACATCATAGAGTTCGCCTCTGGCAAACCCTTCCGCTACTGATTTTTTGATAGCCATCGAGACACCTCCTTAATTAGGGGGAGGTTTCTCCCCCTATTATTTGATTTAAGCTACCGTAGAGGCGCCCGATACTAATGTAACGCCAAAAAGTGCATTAAGCACCACTGCCACAAAGTAAGCTCTCCAAGAAGCCACAGAATAGGCATTAATTGGGTTAGAAGTATCCCCAGTGCCAGGTTTCTTGATAATGAGCTTATCCGGAGTACCTTCCAGCCTTACACCAGCAAAAGCATGTTTACCAAAAATAGGGGTGTGGTTAACTGTGCCAGTAGCACTATATAAACCAAAACCTCTATCTTGTGTGCTTTCGTGTGCTGTTCCATCAGTCGGTATTTCTAACCAGGGGTCGGTGTCTTCAACCCATCTTACGCCTCCCCATCTCCCTATTTCCCCATCAAACAAAGCTCCGTCTTGAGCATAATTATGGGCGTTAACCCAGGCAGAGTCTTGCATAAAATCATACTGCACAAATGGGGAGATTACTCCTACATAGTATCTACCGTCATAGGGGACAGCGTTTTGGTGTTTCAAGAATGCTACTGCCCGCTCTACTGCGGCGCAGGTAACCACATTAGAAGAACTTATGTTAGTAGAATTAACTACTCTAAAAGTGTCTCCTGCCTCACACGCTTCAATCAGTGCTGGAGAAAATGTAATCTGTCCATTACTATTAGCATAGGCAGTAATATGAGCACTCATTCCTTTGCTCTTCCCAGAAGTAAACACAATAGTTCCATCAGCCCAGAAATGGTCAGCTTCGGTTAAGTCGGTTTTTATTACGCTTTTGCCACCTCCGCTGGAAGCAACCGTACCTGATTTTGCGTAAGTAGCAGAATTGTCAACTCTCATAGGATATAGTCTGCTGGCTAAACATTGACGATATAGCCGGTTAATGCTCTGCCCCATATTGTGCCCCAATTCCACTACTGCAGCCTCTAATACTGGAGAAAGTGCCATCAAATCTACTTCTTCGGTTATTACAACTGAATTGGCATATTTTGCCAGAGTGG